ATTTTACCAACTTCTTGAAGATTTTAATCCTAATTTTTTTCGATATCTTGACACATTACAAGACCAATACCCTGCGGTAGTTCTATCTTTCTTTTGGTCACATTTGTGTCGAGCTCTGAATGATTTTGCTCTACCTTTACTGGCGTTTTTAATTCTAAGATTTGGGTCACCAAAGGTAACCTTTTTAATTGTCCCTTTTGGAGTTTTAACATAAACCGCAAACTTTTTAGGTCCTCCAGGAGTTCTAAATGGACTATTTAATTTGACATTTTTACCTCTGTGTTTTGCTTCGGTGATAATCTCCCATAAATCCTCTTCATATATTGGTGCGTCTAAATAAACTTCCTCTCCATTTTCTAAAAGAACTTTTTTACCTAAATCAGACTCTACTAACCAAGTATCTTCGTCATTTAATCTTAATAAATTTTTATCGTACAAATCACGAGCTTCATTAATTAAATCAAAATATTTTTCTGAATAAATTCTAAAAATATTTTCACTTAAACTTACATTGTTATCAAGATGGTATCTCATTTCTTTCGACACATTAACATCCTTAACCAAGGACATTGATGGATTAAATTCTTCTTTTAGAACTTTCGATATTAACTTATCTAAATTATCCATTTTAAATTTTCTTTTATTGATAAATATTCTTATCTTTGTGAATATGAATAAAACATTATATATTGTTAGAGGGTTACCTGGCTCGGGTAAATCAACATTTGCCGAGAAATTAGTCGGTGATGACTTCTTGGTATGTGAGGCAGATAAGTATTTTATCGATAAAGAAACGGGTGATTATAACTTCGATGTTACCAAACTGAAGGATGCTCACAAGTATTGTCAGGACTTGGTTGAAACTTACATGAAAGATAGTTTGATAAATGACCAATTCTATAGAGAAATTGCAGTATCAAACACTTTTACCCAAGAGTGGGAAATGTCTCCGTATTTTGAATTGGCAGAAAAACACGGTTACAAAGTTTTTGTTACTATTGTAGAAAATCGTCATGGGGGTAAAAACGTTCACGGTGTGCCTGATGATAAAGTCGAAATTATGAAAAATCGTTTTGAAATTAAACTATGAGAACATTCTTTTCATTACTGTTAATAATAGTAAAGTTATATATTTTTTGTAAAATAACTTACTTACTATACATGACTAACGCAGACCCGATAAACTATCCAATAGATTCTCTAACTTGGTGGATTTATTTGTTAGTGTTTGACATTTGGTTACAATTTGTATTACCAAATAACGAAGACATTGATACTAATGAGTCTAAATAGATTATTTAGATAATTTTCGAAAATAAAAATACAGACCAAAGAATAGTCCCGAAATACAGTATAAAATTAAATTTGCGTACCATAAACTCCCTGTTAGAGTATAAAGATAGTATTGTACTGCATCGAATCCAAACGGATTGAAAAACATTGCCAACATGAGAAATTTTACGGATAAATTTTCTAAGAAAATTTTTCTCCATGTTCGAATAACTACACTCATCCTCCATGTACTATAATTTAATTTTTATGACTTCACTTAATAATTTAAGTGTACTCTAATAAATATTATTATTTCCTAATAATTCTTTCTTATTAATATATTTATAAAGAAAGTAATTAAAATGGGTAAAACTTATATAAGCGAATCTAAAATAAGACAAATTATTAGAGAGCATTTACTAGAACAAACTAGTATAGAACCAAAAAAAGAAGAAAAACAAAGATGTGTACCTGAAAATGTTATCCCGTTGGATGAGATTGTGGGTCCTTCAGATAATTTTAAAAATTATACGAATAGTCTATATAAAAGAGAAGGAGGTATCAACGGTATGGTCGATACTTTAGACATGTTAAGAACCTTAAGACTACACAATGTAAATGATGGTGGAGAACACTTGGCTTACAATTTAATGAACCATTTGAATAAATTTAGAAATAAAAATTATTTTGACGATACTGACGGAGGTTGTATTAAAGCAATGGACAAAGTAATTGAACTATATAAAGAAAACGAACACGGTGAAGAATTAGTTAAAGATATTGAAAAGGTTTTAAGACACTCAGACCCAACTCCAAGGGCTAAAGAATATTTAAAGAGAAGTTTGACATTAGTCAAAGAAAAATAATCCCTTTATAGGGACTTTTAGGACCGTTATCGTTATGGTAACAAATAAAAGGGGAAGTTCGCTACTATCCCCTTTTTTATTTGGTTTTGTATATTTATTAATAAAAAATCATGAATCAAATATTATTAAACGAAGAGTTATATAAAATGAAACATCTTTTTGGTTATAAAAAAGGTGTAGTAATTAGCGAACAAGAATATAACTCCCCTGATTGGAGGGGTAAGTCAAAAGGAGATTTAGACTTAACGAATCCTTATGGTAAATACGCAATAAATGTTGGGTATGAGGGTAGGAAGTACACCCTAACTTCGATATCTCAAGCACCAAGATTAAAGAGTGAAAAAAAGATAGAGACTTTTGAAAAACCTGGAGACGTGGTAATACAAAAATTAGATTTGTCAAAAAACGCGTTTCCATATCCTGACAATATGATTGGTCCTAAATTTGAATCGTTTCCTGAAGCAAAAACTGCATATGAAAAATTTATTGCTAGTTTAATAGTTTTTATTGAAGGAGGTGGGATTAATAACATCAATTCAATTAAAATCCAAGGCACCGCGGATGCCGCAAGGCCTACGTTAGACATTCCTAAAGGATATTCGTCTTTAGACCATTCATTAGTAGGTGATAAAACTCCTTATGGTGGATTAAAAGGTGATTCTGAGAGAAACCAATATCTTGCCGATAATAGAGGTAAAGTTCTTGGTAATTTAATAATTGAAAGAGTTAAAAAAGATACAGGTGTTGATATCAGTCAAAAAATACAATATATAAAAGGTATTAATTATTATGGTCAACAAGATAAAAGAGGGTTTGAGTTTAAAAAGGTCACTGTTGAACCCGATTACACGCCTTTAAATAAGAGAGAAAAGTCGGGTCAACCAACATCAGGAACCTCATCTACCGCTTCAACAACTCCTGAATCAAGTACATTTATTGATTTAACAGGGTTTGGTTCTAAAAACATACCAGCAAAAATGATTAATAGAGGAGCGGGTCAAGTTGCCGCAATTCCAAGAAAAGTATCAGATGAAAATAAATTATTAGATATTAAAGGTGGAGGTGTTTTACCTTTATGGACCACTGAAGGTTTAAATCAAAAAAGTACTGTAAAAGGTGAAATAAAAAATGGTGATTTATTTGTTGATAATATTTCATTTGGTAAAATTACCTTTGTAAACCCTAATGAAATAAGTTCAGATTATGACAGTAGAGCAGAATCTACAACAAGATATGTAACTGTAGGTAGACCTGTGATTGTCGGTGGGGATGAAAATTATGATTTTGTTAGAATTTTAAAATTTGCGTTTAGTGAATTATAAAAAAAGGGAGGTTAAACCTCCCTTTTTTTATTCCATACGATATGTAAAAAACCCAGTGACAAAGAAATTAAAATAACCATTTTTTAATGTTGAGGTGGTTGAAAAATAACCATACTGTTTACTAAGACATGTAAGACGACTTAACATTATTGCTTTATGTGATGTAGACTCCATAAAAGCGGTGATTGTTTGTTGAGCTAATTGTTCATAAGTTATTTTATGAGTTTTTCCACTAAAAAAATTGTAACATATTTCACCGTGGTATGTTTGACCTAACTTAGAACCTTTTGAAAAATAATTAAATCTATCTAAAGGTGTGTGTAAAATAACCCCATTGAAAACTTTATCGTTATCATGACATACCTCAGAATACTGAGACATATACCCAACTTGGTATTGTGACGCAGATTTACAAATATTGTCCTCAATACGAACTTGTCTACCTATTTTTAGTCTTTCTTCATTATGTTTTTGGAAGATTAAATCATTTAACAATCCGTAGTTTACGTTGTTAAAGTCAATTGTGTCATTTTTGGTTTGGCTAAACCCAAAAACACAAATAAAAACAAACAATATGGTTATAATATTTTTCATACTTCAAATATAGGATTAAAAAAGTAAATAGCAAAATATTTATTTGTAAAAAATAAAAATTATGGCGGCAAAAACAAAATCAAATTCTAACTCAGTTAAAATTAGTTTCGGTAAAAAAACGATAGGTAAACTGAAAAAAAAATACGGACCTAAAGAACAGAAACCAAAAGCGTATAGAGGACAAGGTCGATAATATAGTTTTTTTACCAAAAAAGTAAATATTTATAATAAAAAAACTATGAAAAACTTTTTTAAACAGTTGTTTTGTGACAACAATTCAATTAACGAAAAATCTGTCGTTGGATTTATTGCTTTCATAATGATGTGTTTATTTGCTGGTGCGGATATTGTTACAGGATTTATGGGTAAACCATTGGTAGTTAACGAATTTATCTTCAACTCATTCCTAATTTTAGTTTTAGGTTCATTTGCAATTGGGTCTGTGGACAAGTTTATTAACAAAAAACACAATAGTGGAGATACTCCAACTGATGAAGTTACTGAGTAATAAAAACCCCCTCAAATGAGGGGGTTTTTATTTTAAAAACTTAAGGATTTTTTCTTTAACACCTGATTGTTTTATTCCTTCATTATAAGGTTTAGTTGTCATTACAAAGTTGTCTAGTTTGGACAAGTCCATGTCGTCAACCGCAACCCAATGAGTAACTTCAGGATGATTTTTCAAATATTCGTTAATTTCACAGACACGAATACTTTCATAAAATCCTTTCCATTTAAACAAACCATACCCATTTTCGTCAAAATCTTTCATGTCGGGAGTATAATCAATTGGTGGTTTAATACCTCTTATCTCATACATCGTCTTCATTTGGTCTAATGTACCGTGTCGCTTCCAATCTGAAGAAATGACAATCTCACAACCTGTAGTTTCAACTATCTCATTCAATACTTTGACTGATTTAGTGTCAAAATTATCCATTCGTGTATCCATAGGGGTCTCAGGATTACTATCATAACCTTTTTTCTTAAATCGACCTCCCCATTGTGTTGAGAGGCAGATTACCCCATCATGGTCTAAAAATAATACTTTCATTTCTTTTATTTTACTAAATAATAAGTTATTGCTAACTGAACCCCTAAAGATAATATTCTTGCGATTGTTCTAGCAAAAGACATTCTGTTTTTCCAACCCTCTAGTTTTTCCTCAAATGTTAATTTTTTATTTTCCCCAATCATATTACTTAATTTCAAATGCACATCTCATTGGTTTTTTTGTTTTTTCAGCATCGTCCCAATTACCAATCACAACACCATCTTTAATTGTAAAAGCGTGACGACTAACCAAAACAAAGAAAGTTCCCTTTGGATTTTTCTTAATGAATGTCCCAACGGTCATTTGTCTCATCTTAGATTCTCCTTTAACTTTAACAGGATAACTTAAAGACCCCCCTAAATGACTGTTAGTCCTGTTCCCAACAACTTTTATTTTTTTACCGTTAATTTCAGTATTAGAATCGACAAGACCAACCATTTTAAATACTGTCCCGAACGTGCCACGTCTATTTACTCTTTTGAACTTCTCAGCAACGAATTTGTGAGCGTCATCGTAGGGGATTTCAAATGAAGATGCAAAGGCTCTTACAACACAATCATTAGTCTCACCTTTAGCAATCGCAGAATCAACATATCCTTTAATCGCCTTTGATGTCATTTCGTATGGAAGTCTGTTTTTCATATCACAAAGATACAAAAAAAATATTAATGTAAAAAACCCTCTGAAAAAAAATCAGAGGGTTTTATTGACATTTTAAAATTTACTTACTGTTAACCTCTTCAAATTCTACGTCAGACCCATCAAACTCCATATCACCCATTTGTTCATTAACTTGACTATACAAGTCTTGAGTTATTTTTTGGAATTTAACGTTAATTTCTTCAGTTAAAGTTTTTACAGAATCAACGTCTTTTTTTGAAACAGACTCTTTTAATTTGGAAAGGGTTTCATTGATTTCATTTTTCTGTTCTTCAGAAATTTTATCCTCTAAATCTTTCATTGATTTCTCAACACTAAATACTGTTGAGTCACCAGCATTTAGAATTTCAACTTCTTCTTTAGCTTTCTTGTCTGACTCCGCGTTTAACTCAGCTTCTTGTTTCATCCTTTCAATATCTTCTTTAGATAAACCTGATGATGTCTCGATACGAATAGTTTGTTGTTTATTTGTACCTTTGTCTAACGCGGACACATTAATAATACCGTTAGCGTCAATATCAAAAGTCACTTCAATTTGAGGGACACCTCTCATTGATGGTGGAATTCCGTCCAAGTGGAAACGACCAATTGTTCTGTTATCTTTCGCCATTGTTCTTTCACCTTGAAGTACGTGGATTTCAACTGAAGGTTGATTGTCAACTGCGGTTGAGAAAACCTGTGATTTCTTGGTTGGAATTGTAGTGTTTGCTTCAATCAATTTTGTGAATACCCCGCCCATTGTTTCAATACCTAAAGAAAGAGGTGTTACATCAAGTAATAGAACGTCCTTAACATCACCTGCAAGTACTCCTCCTTGAATTGCGGCACCTAAAGCAACAACTTCATCAGGGTTTACCCCTTTTGATGGTTCTTTACCAAAAAACTTTTTAACCGCTTCTTGGATAGCAGGAATTCTTGTGGTACCACCAACTAAAATAATCTCATCAATTTCACCAATAGTGAGGTTTGCATTCGACATAGCTCTTTCACAAGGTGCGATTGTTCTTTGGACTAAAGAATCGATTAATTGTTCAAATTTTGATTTTGTTAGTGTTCTAATCAAGTGTTTTGGGATACCGTCAACTGGCATAATGTAAGGTAAATTAATTTCGCTTGAGCTCGTTGATGACAATTCAATTTTAGCCTTTT